ATGCGTGAGTCACAATTCCAAGCGCAGCTCATCAAGAAGCTGAACAAGATGTTGCCGGGGATCATCATTCTGAAAAATGACCCCAACTACATTCAAGGTATACCCGATCTGATTCTTCTCTACAAGAATCGTTGGGCAGCCCTTGAGGTAAAGCGAGGCGCCATTGCCTCAGTCCGTCCGAATCAAGCACACTATGTTCGGACCATGCATGCGATGTCGTATGCCGCATTCATCTACCCTGAGAACGAGAGCGAGATCCTCAGTGAAGTTCAACAATCACTCACAGCTTAATGGAGCTCACGCATTCCTATCCGCCAGTAAATATCACTGGCTCAACTACTCTGACAGGAGAGCAACTAGCCGCTACCATTTCAACAAGCCCTAGAGGGATTGACTTTATCGCTCCAAAAATTAAAGTTAAGTCCGACATGCTCGTGGACGGTGCAATAACCGCTAGTAAGATAGCTGCAGGGTCTGTTACCGCTAACGCATTAGACGCTGGTTCGGTTACGGCAGATAAAGTCAAATTCGACACTGCGTTTATTCAAAGACTAGTTTCGCAACAAGCGTTTGTCGATGAGTTGTTTGCGAAACAAGCAACGATTACCAAGATACAGAATGTGGATTTCACAGGGAATCACATTAAAGGCGGTCGCATTACCTCACTAAACGGAGATACTACGTTTGATTTACAAACAGGCTGGATTGATATGAACGGCCACGGTGTTGGGATAAGAAACCAATTCCCTGACCGCCCCTTACAGTATCTTGTATTCGGAGCTGGTAACATCAACGGCGTCGAAGGTTCATACACAGCCTTGCTAAGTAACCGAAATAGATTACAACAGTTTGACCACACATCAGCAGGCCTTCAAATCTGGAATGGACGAACTGGGAGCAATATTCAAAGTGCTATAAATATGTACGGTCGGGTGATAACATTTAACCAGAGCGCGCAACCAGGCTTGAAAGAAATAACTGTCGATACGACTACACACACTATTTCAGGCGTTGATGAAATTCTAATCCAAGGCGTCCGCTTATCGTATATTTTGAACGATATTTACGACAATTTCAGAAACCTCGGAGCAGTACAAGGCAATTACAGTCGTGGTTATTATTCGAAATGGAAATAAGGAGAGCAAAATGAACACACAAGACAAAGTTATTAACGATTTAGCAATTCAACTAGCAAACAAAACGATTGAATGTGCAAATTACAAAGCTTTATATGAAGAAGCGCTAGAAAAAATCAAACAACTACAAACAGAGAAAGAAGAGGGACAATAATATATGACATTTAAAGTTATCAACAAATATTTACAAGAAAATAACCGCACGTTTGTCGCAATTCGTCAAGATGCACCTTATACGGCTTTTGACCGTGTTTTAATTGGCGACCGTGTGAACGAATCAGACGAGGAACTAATTAAGGCAGTCATCGGACAAGTGACTACTGAATTCAACCCAGCTGATGGAGTGAAGAAACTTCAAGAAGACTTACGTACGCAAGCTGAAAGTTATGAAGAAAAACTTGCTGAAAAAGATGCAAAAATTGCGGAAGTAAAAGCCGTGGCAGATTGGGCAGTATTGGCTCGAGTAACGGATGTAGACAATCCACTAGACCCTACAGTGTTCAAACGTGGTCTTGAATTGGTAGACCCTGCTAAAACTGGCAAAACTTACCAATCGCAAGAAATTTTCACGCTTGAAAATCCTAACCACGTTGAAAAATATCAAGAAGGTAAACGTGTTATGGTTCAAGTTAATGAAGCCTTCACTTATCAAGGACAAACGCTTGAAGAACTAGCAAGTCTTGAGCAAAATGGTAAGCTAGGCATCTGGAAATGGGAAGCACCTAAAGAGCCAAAGTCAAGCGATAACGTTTAGGCCATGGAGTTGTAATGCCTCACGATATCGAACTAGGATTTTTAAACGAGCATCTTCAATCATTGTTTAAAAGTCCTTATATTCAGATTTTGCTTTGGTTAGTATTCTTTGATGTCGTATCAGGATATATCAAAGCCTTGAAACTAAAGAAATTTGATAGTAAGACAAGTACTAATGGCTTGCTGCGACATTTCTTAGTAGTTGCTGTGGTGATGGTTATAGCGCTGTACGCACGCGCTCTTGGTCATCGTGAAATAGGAATCACAGCCTGTTTATTCTTTATTATTAGCTATATTGGATCACTTATGGAGAATTGGGAAGCACTTGGATTGCCGTTCCCAGAAGCCATGAGGCCATACATTAATCAAATGAGGAAGAATCAAGAAAACAAAATTAAAAAATTAATTGAGAAAGAGGTAGAGAAATATGATGATTAACTGGAAAGTACGAATTTTAAACAAAACATTTTGGATTACATTAGTACCAGCCTTAGCTCTATTGCTACAAACATTCTTAGCTGTATTCAATATTAAATTGGAGTTAGGAGAAACAATCGATAAATTATTAGTATTTATCAATGCTCTGTTTGCAGTATTTGTAATTGTGGGTGTCGTTAATGATCCAACAACTGCCGGAGTAAGTGATAGCACTCGTGCAATGACTTACGAACGTCCAAATAATCAATAAAATTATTAGGCAGCTACATCGTGGCTGCCTTTTTCATTGGAGGAAATATGAAAAAAATCAAAAGGGATGTCAGTCTTACTACTAAGGTTCGAAATAATATGAATCGCATCCAGGACGAATTCTATTCTCACGATACTAATAGTGCAGTAATTGAATTAACAATGGACAGAACTGACTTAAAGAAAGTAATTGTGTTATTTCATTTCCAACGTTCAAACAGATTCTTAGAAGTAATTGGAAACGTCACAGGAAATGTAGTGGAAGTGCCGTTTGATACTAGCTTAATTACTGTTGATGAAACAGTAACTGGATATGTTTACATCGAAAAAGTAGTACAATCTGCTGATGTTTGCAAATTCTCATTTGGTGTTCGTGTATCTGAAATAGATAAACATAAAGAATTACCAGTAATTGAGAAAGATAGTAAACGAATTGTAGCAATCACTGAGATTGTCACTAAAGCAGAATTACAAGAAGCGTTAAATAATATTCATGTTGAAGGTGCTAGTTACGACGATTCAGAAATTTTGCGACGTTTACAAGTGCTTGAAACGAAACCAGAAATTGATACAAGCGCTTTTGCTACGAAACAAGAACTAGAAAACAAAGTTGAGCGTGCTGAAATAAGCCATATTTCAGCCGATATTGAAGCTTTAAAGACAAAGACGGATAAAGATACTGTCTATGATGACAGCGCCTTAAAACAACGTATATCAGCGCTAGAATCAAAGCCAAATATTGACACAAGTAACTTTGCAACAAAGGATGAGTTGAGAAATATCTCATTAACTCCTGGGCCAAAAGGGGACAAGGGTGAAACTGGTGAACGCGGACCAATAGGACCACAAGGAGATACTGGACCAAGAGGAGCGGACGGACTTCAAGGACCAATCGGACCTCAAGGGTTACAAGGTGAACGTGGACAAGACGGACAAAAAGGTGAACGTGGGGAACAAGGACCAATCGGACAAACTGGCCCTACTGGACCTCAAGGACCTATCGGTTTAACTGGTCCAAAAGGTGAAAATGGTCGTGATGGCGTTGGTATTCCTCAAAAGTTGACTTTATCAGGAAACACGCTCATTCTTTCTGACGGGGGCGGAAGTGTTAATTTACCAGCTTCCAGTCAAAATGCACCTACTCCAACAACTTCCTCTAGCGAGTTAATTGGCGAAGGTATGCCAAACGGTAAAGTCGATGGTACTATCGGACAGACATACGTTGACACCAAGAAAACTAACGGAGCATTGAAATGGATTAAACGTACAGCGTCAGGTAATCAAGGTTGGTTTGTGTTAGACGGCGATACAGGTTGGAAGAAACTAAATGTGCTGTCTAAATTAGGTAATTCTTATATGCAAGTCCGAAGAGTTAATGATACCGTATCTTATCAATTCGGCGGACTACAATGGGGCTGGTTCGGTATTGTTAGACGTGGTAATCCGGCGTTTATTGCACACCCAGGAAACCGTGAAAAGAAATGTTTCCTTATAGCAAACGGCGGTATACCTTTAGGGTATAGAACGTCTGGTTCGCTAATCGGTCAGATTTTCAACGATGACGGCGTTCCATACGGGACGTGGTATGTAGGCGGTTATGGTGATGCAAATCACATGCGTTTCCAATTCAACGACCCAGTACCAACCGACAGAGACATCGGCGATATTCGGGTATCTAATATTTCATACATTACAGATGACCCTTGGCCAACAACATAAGGAGGAATATATAAATGGAAATTGATACAAGTAGATATAGAGAAGGATTGCCACAGATTGGATGGCCTAAATTCCATCAAGTACATGCACACTCAACAGGGAACCCAAACTCAACTGCTCAAAATGAAGCAGACTATCACATGCGCAGACCTGTAGACTCTGGATTTTTTACACACGTTGTAGGAAACGGCAGAGTAATGCAAGTTGGTCCTGTAAACAATGGAGCTTATGATGTCGGTGGAGGTTGGAATTTTGAAACCTACGCAGCCGTTGAATTAATCGAGAGCCACCAAACTAAAGAGGAATTTTTAAAAGATTACAGATTATACATTGAATTACTTCGAGCGCTTGCTGATGAAGGAGATATCCCAAAAACACTAGATTCTGACAGTATAGAAGGAATTAAGAGTCATGAATACTGTACGTATAATCAGCCTGCAAATTATAGTGATCATGTAGATCCATACCCTTATCTTGCAAAATGGGGGATTAGCCGTGAGCAATTCAAACATGACATTGAAAACGGATTGTCTGAATTAAAAGCTGGATGGCAAAAGAATTCTACTGGATGGTGGTTCAGAAACGTAGATGGCAGTTATCCTGAAAATAAATGGCAGAATATAGCTGGAAAATGGTACTGGTTTGATGGCAATGGTTATTGTTATATCAATCGTTGGCTAAAAGATAAAGATAAATGGTATTGGTTAGACAGTGATGGTGTAATGGCTACCGGATGGAAGAAAATTTCAGGCTCATGGTACTATTTCAAATCAGATGGAAGCATGGCTACTGGATGGGTGAAATATTACGATAAATGGTACTATTTAAACACAAATAATGGATTCATGGAATCTAACGCGTTTGTTAAAGGAAACGACGGATGGTATTACATCAGTGACGATGGAACCATGGCTGATAAGCCAGACTTCACAGTTGAACCAGACGGATTAATCACAGTTAAAAAAGAAAAAGAAACAACAAAAGAAGAATCTAAATAGCAATAAGCCTACTCGTTGGAGTAGGCTTTTTCTTTTTGACTATCCTTTTGACCTTCTAACCGTCTAAAATAATACATAGTTTTCTAATTTTGCAAAAATGAAATTGTTGTTATATCAACGTTTTCTGTAATTTTCATTTGCAATATAACCAGGTAGTTTTTTTATCCTCCCAAATAAATATTTCTAATCCTTTTTTCCACCGGCCACGTGTCGGTGGTTTTTTTGTTTTGTTTAGATATAAATTGACTATCCTTTTGACCTTCTATTCATACCTTAATAATGGATAGTATCAATCGAGTTAGTAGTGCGATGTTTTAAAATAAAAAAGGACACCTAATTAGGTGTCCTATGCAGAGCCGGTAAAACCTCTCTGAAAAATATCATCTGTAGAGCCTACGATAAATCGCACCTCTAATGTATGTTCATTATAATAAAACTATGAATGAATGTCAATTTTTGAATTGGATAGTTTTTTTAAGACAGCTATATCAATTAAGTCCATACTATCTTCTGATAATGTTGCTTTTCCAATTGGATCAGCAGGATTTTTTGGGAGTATAACTCTTAATTTACTGATGGTTTGAATATTATCTATTGCAGCATAAGTATTTTTGTTAAATTTTTTATAGTATTCGGATATTTCATCTATCCATTGTTTTTCCACAGAAATCCATTTCTTAGCTATATAGCCATTTAAATTATGAATTTTTGGATTATGTCTATTCACGAATTCCTGCAATATTTGTCTTGTTTCATCGTCATTAGGAAAATATCTTTCTTTTTTCTTCCCTGAAAGTCGATGAATTATATCTACTTCAGCAATTCTTTGAACTACTGAAACGACTTTTTCACTATATTTATTTGCCTCATTTACTAAATTGACGATTAAATTATCTCCTAAACTGATATATTGTTTTTTATTTTTCGAACTTAACGGTATTACAGTAAGTAACCCTTTTTTAGGATGATCTTTTTTATCCAAAACAATAGCAAAATGTGGTAATGAAAATTCATTTCCAACACCAGTACCAAAATCTACGAATAATATAGTTCCTCTTTTATATTTCTTAAAAAGAGGTTGTTCTTCGGAGTTTTCTTTTTTGAATCTTTTTGCTCTGTAGTAATCGGACTTCCCAATATATTTGAATTTTTTATTATTTGTATTATTGGATATATATAGCAAAATATCTCTAGCTAGTGTTAAATTTCTTTTTGTATTCAT